ATTGGTCTGGCTACAATCCTTTGCGCCACCAGTATCTTGTCTTTGATGACTTCGCTCAAGACCGAGCGGAGAACGACATCAAAGAACTCATTGGAGTTGTCTCTTGCAATCCATACATTCCAGAAATGCCATCCGTAGATCCAGAACTCGCTGACACATTAGGTGTTAAGGGTACTCAATTCACTTCCCCATATGTTATTCTTCTTTCTAATTCTGCTGACCTTAATTCCACCACTCAGATGGACAACACGGCTGTCAACCGCCGTCGCCACGTCCACATTCATGTTTCTTGGAAAGAACCAAATGTTAACAATCGCAAACACGAACTTGGCTGGACTCACGCTAATTTTGAACTTCTTAAGTCTCCACTCCCTGGTCATAACAACTTTGCCAAACCTCCCACTTTTTCTTTCAATGAACTTCCACTCATTATTTCTGAATCTGTCCGTCTTTTTAACAAACGCGTTAAGAGCGTCAAGGAAACCATCGCTGTTGACGTCAATGAATGGAAATCTCATCAAGCCACCAACATGAATTCTCAAGTCATGCTATCTCTCATGCGTCAACCCATTGCCACCCATCAACCGCAATTTGGTATTGAATATTGGTTTGCAGGCTACTTAGCAATAGATCTCATGAAAACTTCCAATATCCTTTACCGGTACGCCGGTGCCACTGAAAATCTTTGGCGATCTGGTCACCACTGGAAAGTGATCGGAATCAATATCTTTTCCTCTCTTGTTACTGCTCTAGGAGCATATTTACTCGTTAGTTCCTATATGTCTCAATCCGGTCAAACTTCCACCGCCGCCCCCAAGTCGGAAAAACACCTTCCTCAGTCTGGTACCGATCTCACCAATGTCATTCATAATAACGTCGCCTTTGCCGAAATTCTCATCAACGGAGAACGACGTCGTTATACCACTATTTATTTTCTCAAAGGTACCACCTTCATGACCGTCGAACATTTCTTTCTTAACCCTAATGCCACTGGAGGTCGATACCTCGATGGAGGAGTCTTGCGCATTTATGATCCGCGCACTCAAGGCTCTTTCACTGATTTTGAACTCGATCCCACCATTATAACTCGAGTCGATCAAAAGGATCTTGCTCTATATACTCTCCCTTTTCAACGTTACCCTGCCTTCCGTGACATCACTCATCATTTTAACGACACCACTACCACCTTCCGCAATAAAGAAGTTGAACTGGCCCTTGTACGCAATTACAAGAAAGTCATTCATACTGGCTCCATTTCCAACGAAACCGCAATAGTCACTTATGAAACCACTGCCAATGGCAAGACAGAACGCGTTGTTTCCGCTGACTGTCTCGAATACAACATTCGAACACAAAGTGGGGACTGCGGTGTTCCTGTCGTGCTTCTTTCTTCCCAACCTAAAATAATAGCAATTCACACTAGTTCCAACATCCAAAACAACCATGGCTCAGCTCTCATTGTCTCTCAACGTCTCATTCTTCGTGCTCTCAAGCAACACACCGAACCCACTGTCCACGTAGTCCAGTCATTTGAATACCCTTATAACGCTGGTGACTCTTTGAAATCTGCCGAATCAATCGGCCTTCAAGGAGTCTTGGCGTATGAGGGGACCTCTCAAACTCCAACCCACCAACCTACCAAAACCAAACTCCGCTCCTCTCCCATTCAAGGTTTACTTCAAATTCCAACAACTGGACCAGCTGTGCTTTCCGGAACCGACAAACGTGTTCCCAAAGGTACCGACCTTCTCGTTAATGGAATTAACAAGTATGCTGACCGTGTAGGGGTTTTCCCAGAAGATGTGGTAGCTGCTGCTGCTGCTTCCATCGAAGAAGAACTCCTCGCTTTTGACTCCACAACTCCTCGTCGAATTCTCACCCTCGATGAGGCTATCAATGGTATTCCGGAAGAACCATATATCGATCCTCTCAACTTTTCTACTTCCTCTGGCGCTCCTTTTTCCTTAGATCCTCATCTCAAGGGAAAGAAGGACAAACTTTTCCACAACAACAACGGCTTCCGAACAATTGAAAATTCCAAACTCCAACGTCTTGTTTCTCATCGTCTTGAACTTCTTCCCCAGCGTGCCCGTCCCCTAATTCCCTGGCTAGACTCACTTAAGGACGAGCGCAGACCGCTCGCCAAATGTGTCAAACCACGTCTTTTCGTTGTTGCTCCACTCGATTATGTCATTGTAGACCGTATGTACAATCTTTGTTTCACCTCCCATTTCTACCAATCTCGTCTTTCCACCTTTTCTGCCGTTGGAATCAATCGAGGCTCTCGCGAATGGGACATGCTCATTCGCAACCTCAAAGCTGTCGGAACTCACGGTTTCGATGGTGATTATTCCAAATTTGATGGAACTCTCTCTGCTCAACTTGCCGCCTATCTACCCCGTCTTATTACAAAGTTCTATGGCGACAACCATCTTGCTGAACGTGAAACTTTGCTCCATGAAATTTTCTTCTGCCTTCATCAAGGGCGTGATTTCTTGTATATGACGAATGGAGGAAATTCTTCAGGAGGCGATATGACTGTTGTCATAAACACCTACGTCTCTGAAATGTACCTCCGCGTCATATGGCAACTAGTTATGCCCCATGGCTTCCGCAACCTCTATTACTACAAACGTTTTGTCAAAACCGCCATTTATGGTGATGATAATATCGTTGCCGTTGACCGCTTCTTTCTCACTTATTTCAATGCCACCACTGTCTCCCAAGCATTTGCCGAATACGGTCTTGTTTACACCTCCGCTTCCAAAACCGCTCAAGACGTTGCTTTCAAACCAATCGACGAACTTTCTTTTCTCAAAACAACTTCGCGAATGTGGAATGGACTCCATGTCCCCATTTTTGAGGAATCTGCCAACCTTGAAATATCTAACTGGATTCGCGAATGCGATGACCCAGAACAGGCTACCGAAGATAATTGCAACGCTGTCCTCCGCTCTGCTTTCTTCGAAGGTCCCGAATACTTCAACAAAATTCGCTCAAAAGTGCTTTCCGTCCGCCCTTCATACAATCTTCTTCACTTCAATACTCTTTTTAATGAATTCTTTCTTCACGGCTACATTTCCGATCCTACCAACGACTTCGGGTTTACCCGCAATCCTGGTGATGCATCGAGGGAAGACACTCACCATTATCTGTTTTAATTATTTAACATGTAAGTCAATGTCTTATTTATCTATGTCTACAGGCGCAATCCTTTCCACTCAATCCACAATCAATAATGCAACTTCTGCTGCAGCGGCTTCAACACAATCAGCTTATGAGGGTGTTAAATCTACTGCCGGCACCTTCTCCTCTCTCCTTTCCTCACTCAATCCACTTAACATCGTTGGTGATTTGCTCTCGGTCACTGGCCTGGACAAACCCGCCACTGGTGTCAACCCTGAAATCGTCTTTCCACTAGCTAGTCAATATTTCGCAAACACTCGGCAAATCGAAAATGCTGAGCGACTTCTTCTCAATCCTGCTTCTCAAGACTTGTGTGATCTCGAACATTTCGCTGCTAAAACAGACGAAACTAACATCGACGAGATCATACGACGAACTTCTTTTCTCGGCTCCACTCTTTGGCAATCAACTCAACCTGACAATACCATTCTTTGGTCTACGCGAGTAGGCCCTAACGCAAACACTGAAGGTAACGCAACCGAGAGCTCTCCC